CTCCAAGACAAAAGTCTCCATAGGTAGAGAATCTCAGTGTCACCATTTAGTTAGAATGATAGCATAGATGAGGAAACCCTCTCAAGTCTTGCTTCACTCTGCACCATGGTTTGACGCCTGTCCCAGTCCATATATCCACATGTATAATCACAGAATCCGGTTACACCTTCATGTCTATGTAATTAATATGTTTCCATACTTCATCCTGGGGCTCTCTCCACCTTTAGAAAACCCTCATCCCCTTACTCGTATTTCGGCGACGGTCGGTACTTCCTGTAAATCGAGATCGACGCAAAGTCGATCTTTTCAAAACAGGTCTCACCTTCCGTGGCTACCATCTTCGACTTCCCACTACTTTCATCCTTCACAACCTTACAGATACCAAGTAAACGTGCGTGTTTGATTTGACGTTTCTTTTCTTGCATCAGAGACTGAGACTTAAATGCCCGTTGAATATTCTCAACCTTAGCATAACACTCTCCCACTTCCTGGGGATCCACGATCATATTCTCATGAGTAACAAAACCTGTAAGGAACGTATGTTCCCAATAGGCGTCCTCTTCACCAAAGAATCGAAGTAATCCAATATCTTCGAGCTCTTTGAACTCCGGTTTGATATTCAGCATGTCTTGCTGGACCGAGAGTTCGTGGCTTAAAGCCTTCATAAAAGAGGGCTTCGGCATTGTAGGTGTGGTACGTTTTATGTACCCCTCAGCCGCATGGGGGCAACCTTCCAAAGTTGCAACCTCCATGTATTCCATTAAGGTGAATTTATGATCGGGAGGAGGGATTAGACCTAACCCTCCGAGAGATTGAGGCAGGTAGTGCGGTGTACAAATATCCGCTCGACTTAACCCAATCTGTTGGAATCTCTTTAGTTTCCCTAATTGTATCCTGTTGTAAAGTGTCCGTAGTGCTCCCATCATCGCAGGCCTCGACGTCTCTACGTCGTGATCACCAGCACACATCTCCAACCCTTTTCGTCCACGAGCCTCGAGTGTTGTCCTCCATTTGACATATTCAGTAACGTTTTCGGATTTTATCCCGCTTTCGTCCTTCTGTACATCCTGTATGAACTTCGCCCTGGCCCAATCGTCGGGTAAGGATCTGTGTGTCTTTTGTTGTTTTGGTGTCAATTTGACTTTTGTGTATGTTGCGATGTCCTGTTTCAATTCGTGTAACTGAGCAAGAATGAGTTTTAAATCATAATCACTTTTGTCACAGATTGCCACCAAGGATTGTGTACCCGCCCCTGTAGATCTTTGACCCCCGATTAGTAACCGAGAGTTGACCGAGGCCTGCTTGTAGAACAAAGTGTCCGGCATGCAGAGAGCGCCAGTCTTCCTGAAAATGGTGGAAGTGCGCTTGGGTAGGCAGTTGATGTAACCTCCATTTGGCCCCTTCAATTTGAGGAACCCTGTATGAAAGTATAGTTCACTGTTGATAATAGCAGCGTACTTGTGTGTATAATTCTTACCCAGAGAGAACTTTAGGCCACACTCTTTGGTGACCTCTTTCCAACATGTATAATGTTCCTGTGAATAACACCAATAAAGTATGTCATCCCCATTCACGCACATCGGTAGTTCCTCTAGAACACAGTACTCCTTCTCTTCCAATTTCCCGATGCTTCTGAAATACACCTCGTAGGCTACTTTCGTGGCCGCAAGGTTGATCAGGCAGAGGATAGGGAATGATGAAGGTGAACCCATCAATTGTCCCCACTGTTGTTTATGTAGGGAGCCTTTCGCTTCATATTTTAAGTCATGTCCTGTCAAACACTGCTTTAGGACCCATTGGTCCTCCAGCGGGATTCGCAAACGTTGCGCGATCGCCTCATTCGCCACCTCCGAAAGGTGTGGGTGCAAGAGGTCCGTTGCAGATTCGTAATCACCAGAGACGAAGAACCCGTCACTTTCACCAATTGGAAAGTACGGCGAGTTTCCGAAGATCTGGGACAGATACGCCGAATTGCACGGTTGTCCGATCAAACGACAGTTTTGTTGTCTACGCATAATTCCATGTATTACCTTTTGCCACCGTCGAGCCAAGTGATATTGGTCGGCATCCCCTTTTGTTATTGTCCGTACCTTAAATGCCTCGAGCAGCGGAACCACCTGAGCCTCGACACTAGATCGAGTAAAGGAGGAAAGCCGCGAAGCTTTTTCTGCCTCGGAATAAAGTTCCGGGTCATGAGGGGTGCGGACGTCAGTGTATAGTGTCTTGTATGTACAATAACTATGTAAATATCCTGACTGGGGTTCGGGTAGCAGGTACTTCTCACCGTGTGACCTAAGAAGGTCTCCGGCAGCTCCCCCCTTGGCTCGGTTTGAATTAACCGAGGCGCCTAGGGATGGGAGACGAGAAGGAGGTCTAACCTCTAACGGGACTGTTTTTATTGTCTTTTCTACTCCTTTTACTGTCTTAACAATATCGTCTTGTATAGGTAACCTACCAAAGATATCATCAGCACACTGTTGGATGGCTTCAAACATGAGCTCTTCCATACGGTCACTGAGAGGGTCTTCGGCCATGGGTTCACACATGATTTTCTTGTGCTTTTCCAGGTTTTCTTTTACAAAAGAATTGTCCACAGCTAGTGAGGCGTTCTTTGTCATGTATATGTCCTTAGTCAATGTGATCATAATCTTCTCCAGTTGTAGTTTCCGGTTTTTATCCGAAGACTTCTGAATCGAACTACACAATTGATTCCAGTGTGAGTTATCAAAGAGGTATGTCAAGTGACTGCCGTTTGATTTCACCACGAAGTCAGGTGTGGGTGGAAGTTCAGTCTGTCTAAGCATAGACGCCCATAAGGTCGCCGTAGCCCACTTACAAAACTTTTCCATTAACCCGTATCGTGCATATGCCCATAACCGCCCCACAAGGAGAGACTTGGTACGCGTGTTAAGCGCACCCAGTATCCCGTCCATGGTTTGTTTGTTTGCATATTCCCCGTAATCTAATCCGTTAAGACTAGTACGCCATAGAGCAACAGTATTTGTGTACCATTGAGTCATATGGGCTGCCTTGATAAAGCAGTCGTATGGGAGTAAGTCGAGAGGAGGTGCCGAGGTACCACTTCCGACGAGAGTGTTAATTTCGTCGTATGTGTCTCTGACAATTTGGGCGTCCCACAAGGGGGCATCCAATCCGCATAGAAGTGCATCGCTGCGCATCCATTTGGAAATTGTCGAAACTGAAGTGGGGGCTTGGTTTACCAGGATGCCCATTTCCTGAACGGGAGGAACTGCTTTCGCAGTGACTCCGGAGCGACCCGAATCGTTTTTCGCATTCGTTTTCATATTGATAGCTGATAAGGCTTGAGATAATGATAACGCGGATTATGACATTCGGG